CACCGAGCCGATGACCGAACCGATTTTGTTGGGTATGCCCTCGAACCAGCCCACCACGGTGGCGATGGTGCCTTGTATCCACGACCAGGCCGATTGCACCGGGGCCGTGATGGTCCGATACAGGCCGCTCAGGACTCGGCCGATGTCGCCGGGCAGACCGGAAAACCAGCCGACAACGGTGGATATGGACCGGGAGATCCAGCCCCAGGCGGCCGCTATGGGGGCGGTGATAAAGGCGGTGATGGCCTTCCACTCGGTCTGAATCCACGTCCAGATGGCCTTGAATCCGTCCAGGATCTGCTTGTGATACTTGTAGATCAGGGCGGCAGCCAGGGCGATGGGCCCCAGCAGGATGCCGAGCAGTAGGGGCCAATTGGATTTGATCCAGTCCCACACCGCCCGAGCGGCCTCCTTCATCCCACCCCAGATGGTTTTCCAGTTGCGATATATGACGTAAGCCACGACCCCGAGGGCAGCCACGGCCAGGGCGATAGCCCCGATAACCAGGATGAGCGGAGCGCCGGCGGCATCGGCCGCCACCTCGGCCCCGGTCTGGGCCTCCGAGGCCGCAGTCATGGCCTCCGAGGCCCCCCGCTGGATCTCGGTGGCCTTGGCCACATCCTTGGTGGCGTTGGCCACATCCTCCTGGGTCTTCTTGAACGTGCCCATGATCCCGCTGGCCGTGGAGAAGGCCGCGCCCAGGCCCGAGGTGATGACCCCGGCGGCCGATATGGCCGGCCCGTACTTCTTGCCGAAGCTGGCGGCGGCGTCCTCCACCTTGGCCTTCAGGGCGTTCATGCGCCCCCCGAAGGTGTCGGCTGCAGCGGAGGCCTGGCCGTGCAGCTTGGTGGAAAGTTCGGTCATCGTCGTGGTCTGCTGGCCGGCCGACTTCTTGGCCACGTCCTGGGCGATGGCAAGTTTCTGGTGGGCCACCCGAGCGGCCGCCACCGTGGTGTTGACCTTCTCCTGAGCGTTGCGCAGGGCGATGGCCTGGGCCACCGTGAGGTGTTTCTTGGTGGCGTCGACTGCCTCCAGGTCGGCCAGGTGTTGCTTGGCCGCGGCGGCCGCCTTGTCGGCCGCCAGGGCCTGGGTGGTGGCCGTGTGCAGGCCGGCGGTGGCCGTCTTGGAGTTGGTGACGACGATGCCGAACTCTTTGAGCACCTTGGTATTACCGTTGTAAACCTTGCCCAGGGTGGTGGCGGCCGAGCTCAGGTCCTCGTGCTTGGCCGCGGCCAGGTCGGTGGCGGTCGACAGGTAGCCGAGCGCCTTGGTGGGGTCCCCGGTGGCCTGGGTCAGGATGCGCAGGGCGTCCTGGGTCTGGCCCGCGGTGTCCCCGAAATGCTCCTGGTGCTTGATGGCCTCTTCGACCTTGCTCGAGTACTCGGAGTAGCTGTGCCCGGTGGCCTCCACCGCGGCCTGTAGCTGGCCGTGGGCGGCCTCGTCCTTGGACCCCAGCGCGGCCAGGCCGACCCCGACCCCGGCCAGAGCTCCTCCGATTCCGATCATGGCCGGCCCAATGTCCTTGGCGTGCTTGACCGTGCGGTCCAGGGCCCCGTTGATGCCCTCCAGGGCGTCCCCGAAGGGCCCGAGCACTCCGGTCTTGTTGAGGGTGGAGAGCATGCCGGTAAAGGCCTCGTGCATGCCCCTGGCGGCGGCCGAGCCCTTGGACTGGGCCTCACTGAACGACTTCGACAGGCCCGACAGGTCCCCGAGGACCCGCACCGCCACCGAGGGGCCCGCGGCCATGGCCTTAGCCCCGGGTCCTCAGGATGGCGGCGGCCTCGGTCTGTATGTGGCGCACCATGGCCTCGAAGATCTCGTCGGGGAGCTCGTCCATCTCGGTCGGACTCACCCGGAAGTAACCGCAGAAGGCGGCGATGGCTTCCGCCCGTTGTCTAAAAAAGTGTCGAGCTCGACTATGCCGATTTCGCAGTCGTAGGCGTGCATCCACAGGCTGGTCGAGTCCCTGTCGGGGTAGTCGCGCAGCAGGGCCCGGAAGGCGATCATGCGGGGCGGCTGGTTTTCCAGGAGCTCACCGAACTTGGCATCGGGTTCGAGGCGGGCCAGCAGATCTATCACCCGTTGGCTGGGCAGGCGAGCAATGAAGGCCTGGGTCACGTTGATCAGGGTGGGCAGGGCCTCATCAGTCATGGGGGGAGTCTCCCGAGTTGGTCCAGTTGTAGCCTTCGAGCACCTTGGCCACCTCCACCGAGTAGATGTGGGCGGCCTCGCCGGCCAGGGTGAAGGCATAAGGGAACAAGTAACGGCCGCGCGGCTGGTAGGCCCGGCTGGACGGGTGCGGGGCCTTACGGTGGCCTCCGAACTCCACCCAACCGGCGTAACGAAGTGAGGACCGGCCCATCCTGACCGTGGCCCCCGCCTTGTTGGCCGTGACCCTCACGTCACCGGCCAGGCGCCCGGTGCGCTGGGGCAGGTGGGAGCGGGCGGCCTCGGCCACCGGGGTGGCGGCCTTGATGCCGGCCTGGCGCAACTGCTTGGCCAGGGGCCCGGTGTCGGCCCCCAGGCGCTTGAGATCCCGCAGGAGCGGGTTGAGGCCGATTATGGCCACCGAAGGAGCGGCCGCCATCAGGCCTTGCCTGCCACCCAGGCCGCGCCCGACCAGTGGGCTCCGAGCAGGTCGGCGGTGATGACGAACTGCCCGGTGGCCCAGGCCGTGGCCGGCGTGGCCGTGATGCCCGTAAGGGCAGCCAGGTTGGCGGGGGTGGTGGCCCCCGATGGGGTGAAGAAACCAGGAGCGCCGGCGGTGGCCCCGGTGGCCGGCACCGAGCCGTTGTCAACGCTGGGCACCGCGATCAGGTTCCAGTCCACCGCCACCTGCGAGGCGGCGCCGGCATCACCGATGAGGAGGTCGAAGGGCTGGGGTATGGCGAACCCGCTAATGATCGGATTCGAGGCTGACGCCACCCGAGAGCTATACGGCCTGGCCTTGAAGTTGACCGGCGTACCATTGGCGTTATAAGCGGCCAGAGCGGCGCTCAGAGTCGAGTAAACCGAGCCGGTGGCGAAGTCCTGATAAAAAGTGACACGCAGGTGCCACTTTGTGACCCCGGGATAATCCGTTTCTGAGCACAGGGTGGTCACTGTGACCGGTTTATTCTCTGGACTGACTTCGATGTGTTGGACCTGGCATCGGAGGTTTATCCCTGACAACTCGAAGTAAGCGTCGTTGAGTACTAGGGGATTGGCCGGTACCGGGTTGGGGTCACCGGTGGCGGTCAGGTTTATCTCGGGGTCCTTGGTAGCGCTGGGCATGGGATTTCCTTTCTCACATACGGACGATTACGGCCAGGTCGACCAGCAACAGCTGAATGCCACCGGCCCCGGTGACGTTGCGCCAGTTGCGCTCCTCCTCGGCCACCGCCGATAAGGCCCCACCGCCGAGGGTGGGGTCGGCGTCGAGGGCCTGGCGACAGGTGTTCTTGATGGCGTCCACCGCGTCCTCGGTCTCGATCCCACCGGCGATGGTGATAGTGAGGGTGGCCTCGTCAATGCCCATGCCCACCGTCGAGTAGGTGACCTGCTGGGCCCGACCCACCACCACACATGGCGGGTTGATGATCTCGGGCATGAGCTCGTGCACCCGCACCCCGCCCAGGGCGGTGGTGAAGGTCCGCACCAGGGCGGTGGCGGCCGTCTTGCGGTCCCAGGTCATCCCATCACGATGGCCAGGTAAGGGGTGATGAGGGTCTCGATGTCGGGGTCCTTGGGCCCCACCCGCACCACCCCCATGTCACCCCAGCCGATAGTTCCGTCGACCGAGTCGCGCCGGCGGTACAGCCGAGCGGCCTCGTACTGGGCCACGGTGAAGAGCTCGTCGGGCAGGAAGGTGGGGTCACCGGGTGTGGTGTAAGTCAGGACACAGCGGCTGGTGACCCAGCCGATGGCGGCCGCCAGGTTGGAGGAAATCAGGGCATCGTCCGCGGTGTCATCGACCCTCAGCAGGGCCTTGACGTCAGCGAGCTCTGGCCAGGCGGCCGCCATGAGTGCCGGGCCCCCTACTTGGTGGCCTTGGACTTGGCCCCGCCCTCGTCGCCCTCCAGCGGAGCCGGGATGGTGGTGCCGGCGTCGATCTTGGCGATGGCCATGGCGTAGCGCCCGACCACCGCGGCGGCGTAGCCCCACACTCCGAGGCGGATGGACTCGGGCCCGAGCACCTCTTCATACCGGAAGTTGAACGTCGAGGACTCCAACAGCAGGCAGTCATCGACCTTGGCCACGAATAGGTGATTATCGGTGACCTGGGCCCATGATGGGATGACCTGCAGCCCGACCACCTCGCCGGCGATCTGGCCGTAAGTGACGGCGTCGCCCAGGCCGTAGGCGTTCATGGGGCCGTGGTAGCCGGTGGTGACCAGCGGCCGGCCCGCGGTGTCCTTCTCCTTGCCCATATAGGCCCAGGCCCCCTCGGAGCACAGCACCACCCGCGGCGGGGCCTTACGGTGCTTGCGCACCGAGGCGCCGGCGTCGATGAAGGCATCGAAGAGGTTGGCGTAGACCGGAGCCGTGCCCGGGTAGATGATCGTGGCGGCGTAACTCGCGGCACCCTCGAAGGCCGTTACCACCGCGGTCTCGATCTGCTCGTTATAGGCGCCCATGCAGTCGGCGTAAACGATGCCGTCGATGGCCGGATTCGACCCATCGACCAGCTGGCGGGACACGTCCACCTTGCCCGTGTAGGTCTTGGGGCTGGTGGTCAGCAGGTTGGCGTTGAAGGACCCGTCAGCGGGCACGGTGTTCTCGGGGGTCTGCGCCCCGATCACGGCCCCGGGTGACTGCTGAATGCCGATGTTGACCGGGTTGGCGTCGGTGATGCCCACTCGGCGCAGGGTGTCGGCCCAGGGGCGGGCCCCGTGGGCGATGGTGGCGAACTCCTCGAACAACCAGTGAGGCGGGACGATGCCGGCGCCGGTGGTGGTGGTGGCGGCCGCTCTGGTCTGCAGGCCGTGGCGGTCGAGGCGCTCGATGGCCTCGCGGTCGTGTCCGATCTGGGCGTGGAACAGGTCGCGGAAAAAGCGAGGCTCGCCGGCGCCGGCGTCCTGGCGGTAGATCTCGGGTTCCGAGCGCACCTGCACCACCGGGGTGCGCTCGCCGGCGGCGCCGAGCTCGGGCAGGTTGGTGAGGGCGGTGATGGTGGACTGGCGGCGGTCCTCGGTCTCGCGCAGGGCCACGATGCGCTCACCGAGCGGGCGCATCTCCGAGCGCAGCCCGTCGAGCAGGGCGGTCTCGTTGTCGTCGGGGTCGCGCGCCTCGGTGGCGCAGCGGTCAACGATGGCGTCGTACTGGTTGAAGAGTTGGGTGTAGTCGGCGCCGAGGCGCTCAAGCAGTCGATTAGGCACGTGAGGCCTCCTGGTGTCAGGTGCGCACCCAGGGCGCGGCGCAGGGACTCGGGCCCTGAGCCGGTTCTGCCCTCGATGGTTCGGCCTGGCCTGGCCGGTTCACCCCTCGCAGGTTCGACTGCTGAGCCAGACGGTACCAGGAAGGGCCGTAGAGCGGGACAGACGGCCCCAGGAG